TTTGGTATTGATCTAAGACGCTATCTGTTTGAACCCGTGGATGAGTTCACAGCAGAAGATATTCAGGATGACATTGAAAGGAAATTACCTCGTTCGGAACCACGCATTGTTGTGAAAAACGTGAGTGTTGTGGGTAATGAGGATGAACAGGAGTATGATGTGTCCCTGCAAATTGATGTTCCATCTCTGGGTGTCAAGGGACTTTCCCTGAAATCGAAGTTGAATTCCACGGGTTATTCGATTATTTAAAGTTAGATAATATTTTTTGATACTCCTCATCAAACCGCGCTCTTTTCCTAAAAACAACATCAAATACCAATACCTCATTTTCACCGTCTCCAAGCCCATATTCATCCATTATTTTCCAAGATATCTTTTGACCGAAATATCTCGCAATTCGATCAAAAGAGAAATACATTGTATCAAGCAATGATTTAATATCAACCCTTAGAGATATTATTTGGCGACCATAAAACGAAGCATTTGATTTTGCCGTTTCGGGGTCTTCATGATACACAAATGATAATACGGGTTTTTCATTTCTCCCATCATCCCCTCTATAACAATTTTTGTATCGGGATTTTGGTAATCGCATTATCCGTTTGAAATCTTCGGGTAATTTCAAATATTCATCCCGCAATCTGGAAGAATCATATACACCATAATGATTTGACTGATACTGCGCCAATTCTTCAAAAAAATTATGAAACTTGGAAACGTCTTTTTCATATGCCTCAATCAATCTACGATACTCCCTATCGAAGTGTGTGGATTCTTGAATACTATCTGTTGTTTCCGATAGAATATCACATAATTCTGATTGAAATTCTTGATTCATCCAATTCAAATAATCGGGCATATACCCCAAATATTCAACACCGTCTTTCACATTAGACATGTTTCCCATGTTTGCTACGATTAAATCTACTTTTATATTGTTTGTGGTAAATTGAATATCATCAACACTGAAATACAAATCTCCACCATCTTTAAACAATTCTTTAATTTCTTCTTCATTATCCAAAAGAATATTAATATCTTTAATACCACATTTAGATATGTCTAATGTCATTGATAAATGAATATCGAAAAAATTATCATCGTCTCTTATCAATTCAACTTCAGCATTTTTAAATTTTCTATTAATTTTATTAATTATTTGATATAAAATGTGAAACGTTTCAGGAATCATTAGACTATTTTCTCTTTCCATTATTCCACCGCTCTCCATTACAGGATCAGCCCATACAAATTGTCCATCATTCCTCACCATGACATTACCATCGTGTAAATCTTCTTGCAATCCCAAATTTGATCTGATTAAATACAAACCCTCCAATAATCTATATACGCTTTTAGACAATTCACCTATATCGCTTTGCATATTCAGTAATTTATATTGCTCTTTTTCAGATACATCATCTGGATTATGAATCAATTTAAAAAAATCTACTAATCTAAAATCAATCTTATCAAATGCTTTTTTTGAAATCGGTTTCAACTTCTCAATTCGAACTAAATATCTCTTATCATTTATTGATTGAATTTTGGGGCTAACTCTCTGAGGTTTCCCATAAAATTTTGGAAATGATGGGTGGGGATTGTCATATGCATACCTCACAAATTTTAAATAAGCATCATCAGATTTAAATGTTTTTAAAACATACGGCCATTTAGGATGATAATACACCAGTCCAAAAGCACCATATCCAATATTTTTACCACCGGATTTTTTAAATTCTTTGAATATTTCCTCATAAGTCTTTTCAGAATGTTCTGGATTAATCATAAAATTTGATACTGTATCAAAAGACTCCATCCATAACCTATACTCCCTATCAAATTCCATATGATTATTTAATATCATCCACCTAAATAATAACAATGAGCGATTCTCTGGAATACAACCTGCCTAAAAACGCATATATTAACTTTGATGCGTTATCCCTAAAAGATTTCATCATCCAACGGCTGAATGAGAATCCCAAATTCACGGATCAGAATTACGAGGGGAGCAATTTAGCGTCTTTCATTGATATTATCGCTTACAGCTATCATACCCTGCTTTTCTATCTGAATCAGACGGGATCGGAAGCTCTTTTCTCCCAGACATCTCTCTATGAGAACATGAACAAGATCGTGAACCTTGTGGGATACAATCCTACAGGCAAGCAAACATCCCTTGTTCCCGTCACTTGCACCGCTAGTGCTTCTCTAGCCGCTGGTAATTACACTCTCCGCAAGTATTCCTATTTCCTTATTAATAACATCCAATACACCATCCTAAGCGATTTATCCTTTGAGAAAATAACCAGCGGATCGGAAAAGATTGAATCCATTGAAAACAATCTCATTATCTATCAGGGAACCGTTCAAGAATACCCAATCTACACAGCGGAAGGCAATGAATTTGAAACCTTCCCAATTGTGGTTGATAATCTGGTGAATGAAAATGATGATCGCTTTATTGCCCATGGCACCCTCAGTGTTTATGTGAAAGAAGCGGGAGATGAAACTTGGTATGAATACGATGAGATCGACAATCTGTTTCTGACTCCTGATTCCGATAGATATTACACTGTTCGTCTCAATGAGAACGGACACTATGAAATCAAGTTTGGAAATGATGTATTTGGTAAGAAATTAGTGGAGGGGGATCAGGTCGCTGTTTATTATATCCTAAGTGATAATGAAAAAGGTATTATCAGTAAGAATGTCATCAATGGCAACAAATTATTCAATTTAAACACCTCCCAATTCACACAAATCTACAATGATATAATTTCTGTTGATCCTTCGTCCATCATTGATCTAACAAATAATGCCACCCTGAATTTCTCAAATACTGCCAATTCCACGGCAATTTCTGATGGGGAGACGGTGGATCAAATTCGTCAGAATGTTCCCAAGTATCTCAGTTCCCAGCTTAGGCTTGTGACAGAGATTGATTATAATACATATCTCACCAAAAACCTTTCCAATGTGCTTCAATCAGTGGAAGTGGTGAACAATAAGAGATTTATTGATGAATACATTGATTACTTCTTCAGTATCTGTGTTGATCCCAACAAATCCAATCGCGTGATTCTCAATCAGGTTAATTTTGCGGATTCTTGTGACTTCAATAACGTGAATATCTTCGTGGTTCCGAAGTTTGCCATTCAAATGGATGATGAATATCCTCCATTCCTCTCAAACAGCCTGAAAAACCTCATCATCGACTCCACATTTGATAAGAAGATGCTTAGTCATGAGGTTGTTCCCCGTGATCCAATCTATGCGGCATTTGATATTGGATATTCGGCTCAGGCAGCAGATAAGGATGTATATTCCACCAGCAAATTGGAAATCGTCCGCAAATCCAATTCCAAAATCAACAAGGAGAACCTGAAAAAGCGTATTATCAATATCATTCTGGATTTCTTCAATCCCCTCAACAATTCTTTAGGTCAAAGACTTGATCTTTCGTCCCTGACTTCATCCATCCTTTTATTGGAAGGGGTTGATAAGATTAGAACCCGTAATGAGAATGAGATATTCAATGGAATCTCCTTTATAAGTTGGAATCCGGTCTATGAAGGGGTGGATGAGGAATTTGTAACGCAGACCACAACCCTTCCATTTTTCAAATTCCCTTATTTCTACAGACCCCAAACCATAGGTGATAGAATCTTAATCTTGGATAGCGAATAATCAAAAATCCAACATCGATCTACGATACTCCTCATCAAACTGCGCTCTTTCCCTGAAAACAGCATCGAATACTAATACCTCATTCTCATCGTCCCCAATTCCATATTCATCCGTTATTCTATAAGTTATCTTTTTACCGAAATATTTTGAAAGTCTATCAAAACCAATCATGATCACATCTGACGAATTTTTAATATCTTTCAATAATGAAAAAGCATAATGCCCCCAAAATAACGCACTTCGTCTAGCTTTTTCAGCATCCGGTTTCCACACAAACGATAATACTGGTTTTTCATTTTTTCCATCATCCCCCCTATAACAATTTTTATATTGCGATTTTGGTAATCGCATCATCCTTTTGAAATCTTCGGGTAATTTCAAATATTCGTCCCTCAATCTGGAAGAATTATATGTGCCATAATGGTTCGATTGATAATTCACCAATTCTTTAAAAAAATTGTGGAAGTTTGAGACATCTTTATTGTATGTTTCCATCAATCTACGATACTCCTTATCAAATTCCATATGATTATTTAATATCAAGTCCTTAAATAATAACAATGGCAAGCTTTAGCGACATTGAATTTAGTGTTCTGGATTGGAAGAACGAATACGTGTTGAGTTCCTATGCTTTGGAACAGACACCACTTCGGTTCATTCCTGATCTG